GTATGCTACTTGGTATGGTAGTAGTCGTTAGCATGATCGTATCAAAAGACATATGTGCGCAAGTCGGTCCGTGTGAGATTGTAACTATTATCAAAGACGGCAAAATAACTAATTGTACGATATGCGGAAGCATCGTAAATTGCATGTAATTGAGGTGCTTGACGAAGCGTTAAAGCTACTGCCAAAACCCCAATATTACATACCCAAGTTTGAGGATCATTATTTTGAACATGTACCTAGTTTACGACGAGAACCACGAGTTGATGCGCAAGGTCTCAAGGCGAGAAGAAGCAAAGCAAATCGTAGATGGGAGGACTGGGTGGACATTCAAACTATTACGTTGCGAGAAGAAACCGATTGATTTGTCTATGTTAGAGGAGGCACTATTTTGAACGAAAAAGAATTAAAAATAATAGAGAAGTTGGAAAAGCAAACAAAGCCATTAAATAATGACGAAATAAAAACAATTTATAAAATTACTCCTGAAATGATAGGGGCTGCATTAGGACTTAAACCAAGGCGGAGGAAGAAAAATGCTTGAGACTGTATTTAATTTATTGGTGTTATTTGTGGCTACATTTGCCATACTGATTTTTATGTTGGTGTTTAGCTTCTTTGTATTTATTATGATTGCTTGTACTTACATTGGTTGGCAAGAGATCAAAGCGATGCCTGTTTCAGATATGTGGGAGCGGCTTAAAAAATGATTGAACCAATTCCATTTGTAGGTAACGTCGATATTGAGGACACCCAAATGTCTAAAACCGAGATTGAAACCATGCTAAAAGATATGCTTGGCGACGACCCCCAAAGCGACATAAAATACGTAGTATTGGCTGATGGTTCAGTCTATTTTTTCCGCAAAGAAGGAGATCGCTATGCCATATGTGAACAAACCCCGCCCCTACAAGAAGGAATACAAGCAACAGTTAGCTCGGGGGGAGCAGGAAACAAGGAATGCACGTGATCGTGCTAGATACGCTGTTGATAAAACCGGAGTCGATAAAAATGGCAACGGTAAAGCAGATGTGCGTGAAGGTAAAGATATTGAGCATATTGTGCCTTTATCTAAAGGCGGTACCAATAGCCGTAAAAACATACGCATAGAAACTCCAAGCCAAAATAGATCATTTAGCCGAAACTCAGACCATACTGTAAAAGTAAACAAAGCCAAACCTAAACGAAAACATGGAAATACTAGATAACAAAGCAATACTTATTACTACTAGGCGCCCCCAGTTAGTAACTGAGTGCATAAGAAAAAGCGAAGTTATTGAAACCAACGGCGACTTACATAAGGTCGCCGTGCATTGGGGTTTAGATGAGGCACAAGCTTTAAATAAACTCAAGATTAAAAAAGTGCCGTCCCCAATTCTGCGTGATTACAAGTGGCCTGGGCTTCATAAACCAATGGAGCATCAAAAAGATACGGCTAATTTTCTTACGCTAAATCAAAGAGCATTCTGTTTTAACGAACAAGGCACAGGCAAAACAGCAGCGGCTATATGGGCTGCAGACTATTTAATAGAACAAAAGCGTGTGTACCGTGTGTTGATTGTATGTCCACTATCCATCATGCAATCTGCTTGGCAAGCCGATTTATTTAAATTTGCTATGCACCGCAAGGTTGGTATTGCCTATGGAGATCGGCATAAACGTAAGGCAGTTATTGAGAGTGATGCACAATTTGTAATTATTAATTATGACGGCGTTGAAATCGTAGCCGACGATATTGCAAAACAAAACTTTGACTTAATAATTATTGATGAAGCTAATGCGTACAAGACAGTAACAACTAATCGTTGGAAAACCATGAACCGTATCATTACACCACGGACATGGATATGGATGATGACTGGTACACCAGCAGCGCAAAGCCCAACTGATGCTTTCGGATTGGGTAAGTTAATAGTCCCACAAAATGTACCTAGATTCTTTGGTGCGTTTAGGGATCAGACCATGATAAATATTAGTAAATTTAAATGGTTACCAAAACCTGATTCCGATCAAACTGTATTTAATGCCCTTCAACCCGCAATTCGATTTAGAAAAGAAGATTGCTTAGACTTACCGGAGATTACTTATGTTTCTAGGGACGCCCCCCTTACTCCGCAACAGGAGAAATACTACAAAACGCTCAAAGACGAGTGGCTTATGGCAGCAGATGGCGAAGAAGTTAGCGCAGTTAACGCAGCGGTTAAGCTCAATAAGCTCTTACAAATATCAGGTGGTGCCGTTTATTCTGATACTGGCTCTGTTGTTGAATTTGATGTTGGTAATAGGTTACGTGTTATTGAAGAAGTAATTGATGAAGCAAGTCACAAAGTTCTTGTGTTTGTTCCGTTCACGCATACAATAGAACTGCTCAGAGAACATTTGAGAGGGGCGGGTATTACCTGTGAAGTTATTAACGGTAAGGTTCCAGTAAACAAACGCACTGAAATATTTAAAGCTTTTCAAGAGCAACCAAATCCACGAGTGTTAATAATACAACCACAAGCCGCAGCACATGGGATAACTCTTACTGCCGCTAACGTAATCGTGTGGTACGCTCCAGTGACATCTATAGAGACTTACTTGCAAGCCAATGCACGTATACACCGTCAAGGGCAGAAAAACCCAATGACTGTGGTGCATATTAAGGGTAGTCCCGTAGAGACACGGCTTTATCAAATGCTGCAAAATAAGCTGGAAGTTCACGAAAAAATAATTGACTTGTACAAACAAGAAGTTAATAATAGTTGACAAAGTCAAATTATAGTTATAATATGATTTAACTGGCACAGACCAGCGTTTTTAACCTAAAGGAATTTACTATGGAACAAGAAGTCCAAGGCGACGTATCCTCTGAAAAACTTGTAGAAGTTTACATAAAAATACGTGATGCCCTCGAAGATAACTACAGAGGTTACATGGCTAAGAAAGCCGACCTCGAAGAGCAGCTAGGTGTTGTACAGACAGAACTGCTCGACATACTTAAAAATATTGGTGCTACAAGTTTAAAAACCACATACGGTTCAGCTAGACGTAGCATCAAACAACGTTATACAACCAATGACTGGGAGCGTTTTCACAAGTTTATTGTGGAAAACAATGCGCCTGAGTTACTTGAAAGAAGAATTCAACAAACCAATATGAAGCAGTTTTTGGAGGAGAATCCGGACTTGCATCCCGCCGGTTTAAATGTGGATAGCACATACGCAATTATTGTAACTAGGAGAAAATAATGAGCAACGTCGCTTTGTTTAACCAACAATTACCTGACTACCTCAAAGAGGTAGAGATTGATGATGTAACCCGTGCCTTAACGGGTGGTGGTACCGGTGTCAAACGTATTGCCCTTGGCAATAACAAGTTTATTTTAAAAGTAAACGGCGCCGAGATTTCAAAGAGCAACAGTGACAAGATGGAGATTGTTATTGTTAATGCTTCACCCAATATCTCCCGCACGTTCTACGCTAAAGCGTGGGATCCTAAAGCTGATGCTGCTCCACCTGACTGCTGGTCTAATGACGGTGAGCGCCCTGACGCTTCTGTTAAAGAACCACAAAGTCAAATGTGCATAAACTGCCCACAAGATATTGCTGGCTCCGGTCAAGGTAGCACTAAGGCATGCCGTAAAAACCGTCGTATTGCTGTGGCTCTTGCTGCAGATTTAAACGGCGATGTTTACCAAATGACATTGCAATCCAAGTCAATTTTTTATGACTCCAAAAAACCAGGCGATCTAGATCACATGCCATTCGATCAGTACGTACGCTACGTTGGCTCACAAGGTTACAACTTAAATACGTTAGTAACTGAAATGCGCTTTGATGAAGATTCAACTGTTGGTAAGTTATTTTTCCGTCCAGTGCGGTTTCTTGAAAAGCACGAGTGGGAACAAGCCAAGAAGCAAGGCGAGACCAAAATTGCTAAAGCCGCAATCACTATGACTGTAGCTCAAGCCGACGGCGTTAAAAAGCTAGAAGCACCCACTGCAAAAGCTGAAACAGTAGAAGTTGAAGTAATTGCTGAACCAACAAAGCGTGTAGAAAAGAAAGCTGCCGAGCCAACCCCTAAACGTGACCTCAAAGCCGTAATGGGCGATTGGTCTAATGACGACGCAGCATGAGTCTTAGAGGGTATAGCTTTCGTCTTGTTAAAGCAAATCAAGCTGCTCAAGCTGCCAATCCTGAAAACATTGGGGTCAAGCTTGGGCGGCATTGTATTGCCAACGATATTCCAGTAGCCATCATTGCTGCAAAGTTAGGCGTAACCCGCATGACTATATACAACTGGTTTACTGGTGTTGGTGTGCCAAACAAAGACAAAGTTAGGAAAATAGAAAAACTACTTACTAAATATAACTAATGGCAATCAGAGACCTATTGGTAGCGGTTTTGCCGCCCGAGGGAGAAGGCTGGTATTGTACAGTCGGCTTGCGGCAAGATGCAGCTAGACCAAGACAAAACTTTTTTCAGACTTTGGCTGACGTCGAAGCTGAAATAAATACGCTGGTAGCTGAGAAGTATGATGCTTATTTTGCATGTGCTAAGTATGACGACCCAAAGCAAGGACGTATCCAACCAAATGGCAACCTTATTAAAGCTTTTTGGATTGACGTTGATTGTGGTGTAGGTAAACCGTATGAAGATCAAGCTGCAGGACTAATTGCTCTTAAAGAGTTTTGCGGTAAGGTCAATGTGCCTTTACCAACCATTGTTAACTCAGGGCGTGGTATTCACGCTTATTGGAGATTACAGGAAGTAGTTAATCGTAAAGATTGGAAGCCTGTAGCCGAGCGGTTAAAAGCACTATGCGAAGATCATGGCTTTGCAGCTGACCCGTCACGCACCGCAGATAACGCCTCAATATTGCGGATA